GGGGTATCCACTCCCAATCTGGAAGTTTTGGAGGTGTATCGGAAGAGCTCATCGACCGAGGGGGGGTTATCCCCGACTCCCCCCGAGAGTAAAGACTCAAGAGGGAAGTTGTCGATAAAGCCGATCTGGCCAGAGGCGTTGGCCATGGTACCGGTGTACGTGATAGACACGCACGCCGAAATGGGGCGGGCATCCTGGACGATGTCGTCCTCGAGGATCCCATAGGCTGGGTCCGACCCGGAGGCAGCGGTCGACATGACGCTGCCGTTCTCGAAGTCGGACATGAAGTGGTCCCCGTAAGAGGCCGTGGGCGAGACGTTGATCGGCTGAGTAGCCGGCGAGACAGCGTTCCAGGCGAATAAATTCGCGGGCGTGTCAACGAGTGGCGTCCCGACGGCTCCAACGGAGAAGTAGTCAGGGGACCAGAGAATGTAGCCGGAGGTTCCGGTTCCACTCCCTGTGAAGGTAATTGTTGATCTGGCGCGGGCCAAGAGACCCTCAGACGTTCCCCAGAATCCGGGAACAAGGGTTGAGCCGCAAGGATCTGCCAGCATTGCCGTATAAGGCGACGCCGTCCATGCACCTGACTGCCCTGGTCCTCGCTTCTTTCGACGTCTGCGACGTCGGGGAGGTCCGGTAATCTCATGGTTGCGCGAGGCGGTAATCTCTTTAAAAGCCACCAGTTTGCCTCGCGATCGGAAACGGCGGGGCATTTGATAGTTCTTTGGGAGGATTTAAAACCGCCTGGATGATCAGGTCGCGCTTGGGGTGGTGTCGAAGAAGGTGTCGGAATTGCTCGCAATTCTCCTCGTCCTTTTCGGCATTGAGGGCGTTGCAGATGAACTTCGCAGTACAAATGTAACCCATTTTGCCTCTCTCATAGTTGTGAGAGCAGAACTCGAATTTGTTGCGGCTCTTGCCACCCGGTCGCAACTTCCTTCCCTGTTTGTCGTAGGCCACAGCAGGGTCATAACCGTCCAAGTATCCTTCTAGACAGTCATCACCATTAGCTAAAGCCCACTTCGCTCCGGCGAGAAACGCCGCGTAAACGCGGATATGGGAATTGGAGGAACTGGTGTTAAACAGTCCCGAAAGCTGGATTCCGGGGTTCTACAGGATGAAAACTGGAGCTCGGCACCTGTTACCAGGGAGCATAAAGGCCGGCGCGGCGATAGCCAACGCTCTTCCGTACCATGCAGCGGCCACTAGGGACTGGGCCTGCTG